AGAGAATGTGGCAGGGTGATGTAGTAGAACAGATGCAAGAAATCAGGGATATTGTGCATCCTACAGAAGGTTTATTTAAGTGTGTTATGGGTCTTGCCGATTATTCAAATATTGCTATTGGTATTGTTGAAATGTTTAAAAAAGAAGGTATTCCAATAGCGGGTGTAACCTTTGGTGCTACAGAGCCTATTACAAAGAAGAATTATAAAAACGCTATGGTAGATCAATTCGTTTTTGAATTAGATAGTGGAAGAGTGCAATATCCTGGCTTAGACAAAATTAAGAAAGACAAATGTTTTAAAGAAGGATATGAGCAGTGGGGCCTACTAGAAAGACATCGTAAATTAGGTATAAATGATAAGATTTTCGTAGATCCTTCAGCAGGGCATGATGACCATGTTTCTGCAGATGTTCTCGCAGTATGGGCTGCAGACCAAGAGAAGTCTTATGCTGGGAAAGTTCCACAGACATTGAAAAATATCACTATGGGTATAGCAGGGCCAGTAAACATAAGTGGAAGTTCTGTGCCATTGCCAGGACAGAACGGTGATCCAAACCAAGGCAAATTTCTACGGGATAGATTAACATGATAAATTATAAATTAGTTGAAAATGCAATATGGAATTCTATCATGGTACAACTTGTAAAAACATACAATTATAAAGAACCTTTGTGGTATATGTGTGAACAACTGTATTGTGAGATTTTATATTAACATGATATCTGAAAAAGAATTGAAGGGAGAGATTAAAGCTACTAAAAAGTTTATTAAATATCTTGTTAAAAATAATAAAAATGACCAATTTATTACAGAAATTAACTTGTATTTAGATGGTTTAATGTATTGTCTTAATGGGAAACTTGACTAATATGATAGATAATGACTGTAAATGTCTTAATTGCAATGGGACAGAGTATGAACAGGGAGAAGCTATTGTTCTTACCTATCTGTTTGATTTAGGTTATGATTTGCCAAGAGATTCTTATAGCGAGCAGCTTTGGGGTGTAAGAGAAAGACTATTGAAAGATTTTTCTTTTAGATTTAAACTTCCATTAAAAGAAATTAACAAGTAAATAACAATGCTTAAATACAAGTTGAAAATAACACAAAGATGTGCTAAACTTATAATGTAAAAGTATGAACAACCGAAAAGAATCTGATTTTTTCTTATGTATAAAATGTCAGTATCCATTATGGTATCACGCATTTAATCCTCAATGTTGTAATGAATTTAAATTTAGATCTAACCTAGAATATCTTGAATATAAATATGAACAATCAGTTTCCTTGTAAATGTGGGCATAATTGGGATCTGCATAAAGATGGATTATATTTTATAGATGGACAATCTTGGATAACAGGTTGTAATGCAAGTATTCATTATGGAGAATTTTGTCTTGAATATATTCCAGATAACTTGAAATACTTAGAAGAAAAATATTATGAAACCAATAAATACTCTTGACGAAGCATACAAATATCTTCTTTATATAGCAGATGCACTTGCTAATGTTAGCTCTGGGTATAAGATTGATAAGCAGGATAGGGTTGTATTGGAAAAATATGCAAATGATTTGGCTGAGTATGCTAAGGGAATTGAGCAAGTAAAGAATAGGATATTAGCTAAGGAAGAGGCAAAGAAGAAAGAGATGGAAGAAGATAATAAATGATTTGTAAATGTGGTCATGTTGAAGAGCGTCACTGTTTAGGAGATTATGGTAGAGTATGGCCATGCATTTCCTGTCATAATGATCTAGGTAATGAACACAAATTTAAAGCAGATAATCTTAAATATTTAGAGTTGATGAGTAAAGAGAGGAGTTAATAAGTAAATGCTTTGTTATTGTGGGCATACTGAATGGGCGCATAAAACTAATGGTTTAAATTATTCAGCTTGTGTAGATTGTTGGCAGTATGTTAGGAATACAAATCATTCAAAAGATGTTTATCATTTTTATAAAGAGGATAATTTAAGATATTTGGAATCATTACTTGATAAGAGGAAATAATTATGGCTAATCGTGGACGACCAAAGGGCAGTAAGAATATAGCAAAGACAGGAAAACTTCTTAAGGATGGAAGCACTCCTTTTACTCTCGGTACAGAAAAAGTTGCATCAATTAATAAAGAGGCAACAGGTGAATATTCTGTTACACAAACACAATCATTCTTCTACTCACCAGAATTGACATCGGATTCGTGGGTCCTACCCAAATCTCGTCAGGAAATTTTGAAATGGATTCGTATTTTCTTTAACTTGGAACCTTATATTCAACAGATTACAATGATGCATTCATTGTATCCTTTTTCAAAATTTGATTTGGTTGTGGCAGATCCTTCCATTAAGAAATTTTATGAAGAAATGTCTTCCAATGGGGATTTTAATCTTTTTGAATTTATTCTTCAAGCTTCTCTTTCTCGTGAGAAATTTGGTGAGGCAATTGCTTTTGGTAACTTAGCTCAAGATGAAACTCCAAATAAAGCAGGTAAGAAATTATTTCGTTGGCATAATTTTATTCTCCTAGAGCCAGAACTTGTAGAAATTAAGACGGATATGTTATCAGGTAAAAAGACTTTTGAAATGGTTCCTACTGAAGAAATTAAAGCTCTTGTTTCTTCGACTCGTCCAGAAGATCAAGAGAGAGTAGAAGAACTCAAAAAAACTTCACCAGAGCTTGTAAATGCTGTGTTAGAACATCGTAATATTAAATTGGATGAAGAGTGTGTTTCTCAGATTGCTCGTATTACAGATCCCTCTGCTACTCGTGGAACATCAAGAATTCAATCTTGTTTCAAGGCATTAATTTTGCAAGATTGGATTCGTCTTGCACAATCAGCTTATGCCAAGAATTATGTATTTCCAAAAGAATTATGGACGATTGGAGATTTGGCTAGTAATACAATGCCTTCACAAAATGATTTGAATAATTGGAAACAATTAATTAATAGTTCTATCCAGTCACCTCCCTTCACAATTATTGCTCCTCCTATTGTACATTATGAACCTTTATCCGTTATGGGTAAGCAATTCCCTCTTAATGCTGAGTATGACTATATTCAAGATCAATTGTTAGTAGGATTGGGTGTTAATAAAAATATTATTTTGGGTGAAGGTCCAAATTTTGGTAATAGCAAGACAATGGCATTACAAGCTCTTGTCATGCAGTATAAGGCAGTACGTGATAAGTTTGAAGATTGGATGATTAATAAATTTTTCAGACCTATTGCAGAGAAAAATGAATTTTATACGGTTGACCCTGATACAGGAGAAAAGCAACTTATTTTGCCTCAAATTTCTTGGTATAAATCTTTGGATATTGATGCTCAAGAAAGAGAACAGGAACAGTTTGCAGCATTTCATGAACAGGGTCTTATTTCTACTAAGACATTGTTCAGCAAATATCCTAATTTGGATTATGAAACTGAGCGTAAACAATTGGAAGAGGAACGTGGGACGATATTTGATAAGGGTTCTAAAGATAATCGACTACCAGCTAAGATTAGTAGACCTAGTGGTGAAGGGGGAAGCGGCGGAGGGGGAGGAGATTTAGGTGGAGGTATTGGTGAGCCAGTTGAACCTATAGAGCCAGTTGAACCTGGGGAAGAACTTCCAGGAGCAGAAGGCACTCCAGAGGCTGCTACAGAAGGAACTACAGAGGTTGGCGAGGCTAATGTAGGAGGGGCTTCAGATCTAGGAATGCCAGAGGTTTGATTTTGAAAAGTAAATGCAAGAATTGTAATCATACTTGGGATAATCATTTAACGCCTCAAATTAATGGTAAACTGAAACTTCGTAGTTGTCTTATGTTAATTCCCTATGGTCCTGTTGATGATTTTTGTGAATGTTTCGAATGGTGCCCATCAGATAATTTAGAATATTTAGAATGGTGTTTAGAAAAGAAAAGTGAACAATTACCCTCTTTGTAAAATTTGTGGCCATTTAGTTCAAAATCATCAAGATAAATATTGTATGCATTGTGCTCTTGTTGTTCATTATCCAAAGATAAATGTAAGAGAACAAATGACTGGTTATTGTGGAAAAGATAATTTGAAATATTTAGAATACTTAGTAAAAAAAGTGAGGCTAAGAAATGATATGGACTAATGCTACAACTGCATCGAATTCTAATTCTACTTTTAATATAATTGAACTATTGGCTAATTTGCCTGGACAAGGAATTGATTATAATTCTACAATTACTAGCAGTACATATAATCCAGTAAATATAACCTATAGTATTAAACGATGCAGAAATTGTAAGCATGGTCATATTGAAGGACAATTAGGTTGCATTGATGCTATACAAAGCAGCATTTATCCCACTAGTTGTACTTGTAAAGAGTATGTTCCTTCTGATAATTTAGAATACCTCGAATACTTAAGTAAGAAAAAAGAATCACACTAAGTCGTTCTTCCAAAAGGACCTTTATGAAAAAATTTATTATTTCCTTTCTAGCTATTTGTCTCGTTTTACCTGCTTGCGCTACAAATATTTCGAGAAAAATGCAAGATAGCACTGTTTTAATTCATATGAAAGTTCATCGAGATGACGATAATAAGACAGGATGGGGATCATGCAGTGGAGTTTATATAAAGAAGAATCTTATTTTATCTGCTGCTCACTGTGTTGCATTTCCTCCAGATGAGGGACTTACATTAAAAGAAGTTTGGATACGAAAAGATAATCAATCAGAAAGAGCTGTTATTGTAAGGGTAGATGTAGCAGCTGATCTTTTACTTCTTTATACTCCTTTGGAAGGGACACCTGTTAAATTAGCTAGAAAAGTTATACGTGGAGAAAATTGTTGGGTTATTGGAAATCCTTTAGGTATAGTAGATATTTTGACAAAGGGTATTGTAAATAAAATTAATTTAAAAGTAAAAGATGAAAAAGCTATTTTTATCGTGGTGGATGCTGTAGCACTCCCAGGCAACAGCGGCGGGGCGGTTGTAGATCGTAGAGGGCACTTGATCGGAATTCTTACTAGATCTACTTCATTGTTTGGTTCTTTTGGTGCTGCGGGACTTGGGTTGGCCGTAGATTTAGCAACAATTCGAGAATTTTTGAGAGGTATAAAATAATGGGCTTATATCCAATAGATTGTGCAGTTTGTAAAAAGCCCTTTATGTGGTTCAGTGGATGTTTAGATCAGAGATGTTCAGATTGTCAAAATACAATTAAAAAAGAGGAGCCTACTAAAATGAAAAAAGCAGAGCTTGAGAAAGAAATATTAGAATTAAAAGAAAAGGTTAAATTACTTGAGGCAAGACCGATTTGTTATGGTCATTTTTGTGGATGTAATCATTTTAATTATCCAATAAATCCAAGTTATCCTTGGTATACAGTTACAAGCGGAACAGGAAATCCTCCACCAAATCCAACAGTAATAAGTTAATTTTAAAATAAGAGGTTAAAATGGCACTTAAAAAGCAGGGCTCACCAACACGTATTAAGGTAGTTAAGAATGCTACTTTTGCAGTTGACGTTAATGCACTTGCAGAAAGATTTCTTAAAGATTGGCCAACTAAGAAGATAACAATGGACCAGATTCATGAAAGTCTTAAGGGTATAGGAATTGTAAATTATTCTTCAGAAGATATGTCTGTTCTAGTTAGCCGTCTACAGGCAATCGGTTTTACGATTGTGAGGTAAGTATATGGATGAATTTGGTTACATTTCTGTACCTCCAAAGAAAGTATATCAAATTACTGTAAAAGTAGTATACTTTGGTAAGGGAGAGCCTTTACCATATCAAATTGAAGAATAACCTAATAGATAAGTTTAAAAATGTCTAAAAAGTATAATAAAAATGTGTATTAATAGGAGTACTACGCTCAGTAGTACTTTACAATTTTTTATTTAAGGAAAAGATGAGGAGAAAATATGTATCAAGACAACAATGAACGACACGAAAAGAAAGAGTTAAATTATGTTACAGATGAAGGTCTGAATGTACCTATTATGTTTGAAGCTCTTATGGTAAAAAATATGGGGAAAACTCTTGACCTCATTCGTATAAGTGATATTTCAGATCGCCAGATGGTTCAGTTGCAGCGTACAATTAAAGATAGTTGCTACGAGACTATCAAGTTTGCAAAAGCAATTTTGAAAGAGCACAATGTAGAATAAAATGCCTATTAGGAAGACTAGAAATCCTAGAAGTTTTGAGAAATGCAGGGCTTGTAGACATAGCTTTATTTCACATACAGATTTAAAAAATCTACCTGATGTTTGTTTATTTATTCTTGAAGGTGGATGTAAGTGTAAAGAATTTTTGCCAGAGGATAATTTAGAATTTTTAGAATATAAAGCCCAGAAAAGGAATAAATAATATGGAACAAGAAACGTGTAAGAAATGTGGTTGTATTCGATTAGCTCATACAGGTAAAGCAGGTGCAGTTACAATTGGATATGGTATGGTTATTTATGTTGGAGAAGGGTATTGCATTTCCTGCATTAATAAATTAACTCCTTGTTTTGCATTTGAAAAATAAATTTTAGAGTGGGAATATGGAACAAAACTGGATAAAAAATTTAGCAATTAAAGCACTCCATATTTGCCGCTTAAATAAAGAGGCAGCGGGGAACCACCGTCAGGATATGAGCTTACCTGTGTTAGAACGATTGCAGAATGAAGGCTATAATCAGGTCATGTGGAATAGTGGCCATTCGACGCACAGTGAATGTAGAGATTTAAATCGTCAACGATGGGATTTGCAGGATTTTTTGAATACAACTGAGTATGATGCTCCTCTCTTTTCCAGAAGTCATCCAGGAGATGAGAATTGTACTTTGATTGTTAGTGGTGAAGGGCTTCCTGATATTGAATTAGATTCATATGGTGATACTGATGAGGCTATTGGAGTAGGACGACCTGTTAAAGCTCCTCCAGCACCAAAAGTAAAACAAAAAGTTTTAGCTCCAACACCTGAACCTAAAGTTGTTGAAAAACCAGTAGAGCCTGAGAAGATTGTTAGACACGTTCCTAAAGAGGTTCATAAACAGATTAAAGATCCTTTTGAAAAACAGAAGCTTACACAGGATGAGTACGAGGACTGGCTTAAAACTCTGGAGCAAGAAAATGTTATCGAAGAAGAAAGACCAACTCAGCCTACAGATGAAGACAGAGAAGAATGGTTAAAAGATTTAGAACGAGAAACTAGTTTAAAGAAGATTAAACCTTGGATTTATGGAATTTTTAAAGGATAATTTATCATGAGTTTGAATAAGACAGGAACGCAACTAAGAATTATCAAAACAGCTTCTTCTATCGAGGGATTACTTTTAGATAAACCTGTAGAAGCTTCTTTACCCAAAACTTCCATTGTATCACCCGTATTGGAAGATCATTTGTTTTATCGTGCTCGTGCAATTAGTGCAGGAGATTTTGGACCTATGGATAAAAATGGGGAACGTGGGTTCTTCTATAACGGGAACTATGACTATTTCCCTCGTGCTGAATTAGAGAAAGCTTGTCCCACATTCCCTCAAAAAAACATCTTCCTTGATCATCAGAGTTCAAGCAGCCTTTATTCTGTGGGAAAAATTTTGGATTCTTATCCTGTTGAAGATCCTGAGACTGGAGAATTCTATTTGGAAATTCTTGGTCGAATAGATCGCAAACTCCATCCTGAGATCTGTCGCAAAATAGAAACCGGAGAGCTGAATAGCACTTCGATGGGATGCTTTAAGGCTGGAACATTAGTTTTAACTTCTAAAGGTTTTAGTATTCCAATTGAAAATATCAAAGAAGGGGAATCTGTAGTTACCCATCTTGGAAATTTTAGAACTGTTCTTGCAACTATGGATGGTAATTATGTTGGTAACATTTACAACATTAATGTATCAAAATACAATACTATTCCAGCCACAGAAGAGCATCCCTTCTTAGCCATTAAGATGCCTCGTAAATGTGCTTGTGGATGCAATGCAGATTTAGTAGCTTCTAGTACTAGTGTAGATAAAAATTTACACCATCGTTTCATTGTTGGTCATCAAATGAGAGTAGCTAATCCAATGAAACATGAAGTAATGCCAGAATATGTTTATTCTGCTACACCAGAATTTGTGAAAGCTTCTGAACTTTTACCTAATGATATTTTATTATTTCCTAAAAATGGAGAAGTGAGTAGTTCTATTTCCGCTGGAAAAATGAGATTAGCTGGTTACTTTGTTGCTGAGGGTTGTTATTTAAAGCATAAAGGAATTCATTCAGCAGTTCAATTTCATCTCTCTATCGATGAAGAAGATAATTTAGCTAAAGAGATTGTCTTTTTAATGAAATCTGAATTTAATATTGATGCACATATTTATAAATCAAAAGCACCACAAAAAGCTAATTCAATAACAGTTCAAGGATATAGTAAAGAAGTTGCAGCTTGGTTTAAGAAGCATTGTGGTGAGTATTCCTATGCCAAACAAGTAAGTCAAGATATTTTATCCTCTCATCCAAGTCAACAGTTAAATTTTTTGGCAGCTTGGCTTAATGGTGATGGATGTGTTTCTAAGTATGGTGATGGACAACTCAATGCCCTTTCTGGAACATCTGTATCCAAGATTTTAATAGAACAAATACAATATATGGCTGCTCGTTGTGGTATTAAAACTAGTTGTCAAAAACATAAAGCACGACCTAATCGAAAACAAGCTTATACAATAAGATTTAGTTCTAATCAATCAAAGCAGCTAATTAAAATTTCTAAATGGGTTTCATTACCTTTTGAGCATAATCCTACAGCATCACAAGAAATTGGTAATTATATAGCTTATCCAATTAAAAGTATTACTATTGAACCTTATGTTGGACAAGTATATAATTTAGAAGTTGAAGAAGATAATTCATATATTGTTAATGGAGTTGCAGTTCATAATTGTTCAGTGGATGAGTCCATTTGCTCAATTTGCTCAGCGGTGTTGCATAGCGACGCAGATTCCAAATGTGAGCATTTGTCACACCCAGGAAAGCAGTTCGAGGCGCAGGTGGATTTTCCTGAGTATAGAATAAAAAAGGGTGAGGTTATCCCTGCATTTTCTATTAATAAAGGTATTCAATTTAATGAGGACTCAATTGTAGGGGTGCCAGCTGATCCTACAGCTCAGATTGTGCAAATCCTCGCGTCTAATATGAGAAATCGTCTTTCTAAACAAGCTTCATTAACGAAGGATGAACAAACAGATTTTGTTAAACAGTTCGAAAATTTATTATCTAAAGTGGATTCAGATATGGCCATTAAATTAAAAGCTGAGTTCTGTGGAATTTGTCCACAACCTATTAAGGAGTCTAGTATGAGCGACATGAATTTAGTTCCGAATGATGAACAGAAGAAAATTCTCTCTAAAATTTCCGCTTTGGAAATGGAGCAATTAGAAAGCTATGTTGCTCATAAGACCAAGAAAGCTAATGAAACCGCCAATAAAGAAGTGGTTGCTGATGCTACTAAGAAAGAAGAAACATTTCTTTCTAAGATTGTAGCTAAAGTGAAAGACTCCTTTGCTGCTCAACTATTGGAAAAGAAAGTTGAAGCAGTAGCTAAAGAAGAATTAAATAAGAAAGCTGATGAATATGATGATAAGTGTGATATTCATAAGTGTAAATTAACTGATGGTGTTTGTCGTGAATGTCTACGTGAAGAAGATCGTCGTCATAGCACTCGATGGGGATCTCTTTCAGCCAAATTTAATGAAGATACAAAGAACGTTCTAGCTTCTACTTGGTCAGTATATGAAGGTGATAAACTTGTTTTAGACGCTTCTCTTAAAGATATCTGGGGTTCACAATTTGAAACACTTTCTTTTGCCGATCAGAAATGGGCAACTAGTGAAGCATATGGAAGAGAAGCTATTGCTCGATATCAGAAAGATGGTATTGAAAAATTGGCTGATCTTTGGGATGTAACACATAAGCTTTCCAAAACAGCTAAAGGCCCAGAACTTGGCCCTGATGGTAGTTTTGCAAAATCTACAACTGGACTTTCCAATAAGAAACATGATTATCCTACGACACCTAAATTTGAGAAACCAGGGCAGGAACAGGCTCAAAAAGGTCCAGCAGCTCCTAAGCCAGCAGAAGTTAAAACTGAAACAAAGCTTGATATGCCTGGACAGGAAAAAGGTCAAACAGGACCCGCTGCTCCAAAGGCAAAAGAAGTAAAAACAGATTATGCAGAACCTAAGCCTGAAGCAGAAGGTAAAGAAGTTAAAACTACTCCTAAGAATCCAGAAGAGAAGAAAATGGAGAAATCGGAGAAAGAGGTTGAGACTTCTTATGTAGCTAAAGGTACTGAAGCAATGGAAGCCGAAGAGAAAGGTTCTAAGAAAGAAGCTAAATCGAGACAGGAATTAAATAAACTTCAGGATGCAGGAAAATGTACAGAATGTGAACAGCCCAAGCTTAAAACCCAAAAAGATCAGATTAAATGTAATAAATGCCTTAAAAAATTGGAAGAAAAGAAAGCCTCTCTTTCTATTAGTTGGTCTTCTTTATCCCCCAAGGCACAAGAATTTATTAAGACAGCCTCAAAAACTTATATTGCAAGTGGAATGAAAAATGCTGAAGCCGTTGCGAAAGCTCACGGTGAATTTACAGCCCAGGAGAAAGATATGAAAAAGCAAGCAGCTGATAAGCCAGTAGAGTCAGTCGATGGATCTACGCTTCCCAAGGGCCATAAAGGATTTGGAGATGAGGATGAACAGTCTTCACAGGAATCAACTCATTCTAAAGGTAAGAGTCCTTCTGGTGAACCTGTACTTTCTGTGGAAGATGGTAAGGGCAAGAAAACACCTAATTTAACAAAGGCTCCTGATCAGGCTGTTGATGGCACCACTCTCCCCAAGGATCATATTTCAGTCACTAAGAAAGATGATGAAAGTGCAAAAGGCACAACTTATCCAAGTGGCAAGAAAACTATGGGGGATGAATCTGAACAATCCGTTAAGAAAGCTTCTGCTGATAAGCCAGAGGAATCAGTTCAAGGCACCACACTTCCTGAAGATAAGAAAGAAGTGGGTGATAAAGCTGAACAATCTTCTGAGAAAGATACTGAACCAGCAGGGGCACCCTCAGCGGGTTCTGATCCTACGATGTCTGTACAAGATGGAAAGGGTCCAACAATTACAAGTATTACACAAGCTCCTGAAGAATCAGTACAAGGTACAACTCTTCCAGAAGGCAGTAAAACAATGGGTGATAAAGCAGAACAATCTTCCCAGGGTGATACACAGCCAACAGGTACTGATATTAATGCAGAACCAGATGCTTCAGTTAATAAGAAAGCTGCAACTGAATTGCCTATGCCAGAAGATAAACCAGTTATTGAGGAAAAGCCAGAAGTTCCAGCAGAACATGAGACTGAGAATTTGGCTCTGCCAGTTGATGCTCCAGTTGAGCCAGTTTCAGCATTTGATAAGGGAGATGTTATAGTTGTAGGTGAAGGATATTCAGCTCATAAGGATAAAGAATCTAAAGAAATTATTATTACAAAAGATGATAAGGAAGTAAAACGTCTACCAGATGGATTTGGTGCAGATATATCTGTTGTAACAAGTCTTTTAAAGGCTGTTCTTGGTCTTCCTCCAGCAGAAGAAGCAAAGCCAGAAGTTCCCGCCATGGCTCCTGCTCCAGAGGAACATAAAGAAGAGCCTAAAGTTGAGGAGCATCCAGCCCTTGAAGAAGCTCATGAAGATGAATTGGGAATTAAGGAATCCTCTCTAAAGGCTAAAGAAGTTGAATTACTAGCTAAGGAAGCAGAACTTAAGGCTAAGGAAGAAGCTGCTCGTAAAGTAGAAGATTCTAAGAAATTTGCAGACATGCTAAAAGTTCGTTCTGAACGCTGTAAGAAAATTGTTGCTGATATGGTTGCTAAAGATGCCATTCAGATGGATAAGGAAGTTTATGATTCTGAACGTCAGAATGGCACATATCTATTAGATGCACAGAAAAAAGCATTTGAAGTGGCAATCACAGCCAAGCAGAAAGAACTTCTCGCTATGGATGACAATGCCCTTTTAGCTACAGAGAAAGTAGTTGCAGATCTTAAAGCTCCAGTTATTAAGAGAGCAAGTCGTATTTATGTGTCACCTGAATTTACAGCAGAACTTTCAGATGATGAGACAATCCGAAAAATCTTTAATTCAATGGGCACAAAGCAGCGTCCCTCGTAAAAATTTGCAAAACGTACCTAGGTGCAAGCCTCGTCGTAATTCGTGAGAAGTTATGACGTTGTAAAGTTTAGAAGTAATGTTGACGAAAAGTTTAAAAGATTAAAATAACCGATTTCTCACATAAGAAGTGAGACCTTTAAATAGATCCACAACTAGACAAAGAAACGAAAAGACAGCCAAGATGTAATAAAAATAATACTAACAAGGAGTTTCAAAAATGGCTATCCGAATCGTGAAAGAAGTTAGTCGTTCCGTTTCATATCCCATTTTGACTGGTTCCATTGTTGGTGGAAATGCATTAGGTCTAGATCCAGCTGGTTCAAACAGCTTGGTTCTTTGGCCCACATCTGGAACAACTGGGCAACCATTTGGTCTAGCTATTGAATCAAATGTATTTTTCCCCCTTCAGCCAGCTAATGGTGAAGTAGCAGGTCAGGGTTTTGACTATACCAACTTCAATCGTGGTGGACTCGAATCCGTTTTCAATAACGGTGGAGATTTCGTCCTTTATGATGATGGTCGTGGTTATCCCTATGATCACTCAGCAACATATGCAATCAACGCACCAGTCTATACCTCAACCACAGCAGCAGGTGTAATTACCTCTGCAACGGGTGGAGTACTAGTTGGTTATGTTGTTAGCTATGATACCGCTGTTTCGCCTACGCAGCTTGAAATTAAGCTCGCTATCTAAGTTTAATTAAAAGTTTAGTTGTAAATAAGATCATTGAAGCTAATGACTTATATTTTAAAGGAGAATTTATATGAACGACAAGCTAAATGTTGAAGCTTCTCTTGAACTGACAGCAGCTCAGGTAGAAGAAAAACTTACTCGTTTGATGAACTCGCCTGGTGGGTTAAATTTTGTAGCTCACCTTAAATGAAACTATATCGGTGAAAACCCTAATACAAATAATGATTGCAAAAGTCTTAAATATATGCTATAATTAGATGTAAAGGATAATACCGAGGTAAGGACTAATGAAAGTATCCAAAGAAAGACAAGCAGAGATTAATGCAAAAAGATTGAAAACTATGATGGATAAGTATGGTGTTTCAAATCCATCACAGTTGGCCGATTATAGAGAGAAATATACTCAAACCTCTTTAATTAATCATGGAACAGAATATCCTACTCAATCAAAAGAAGTAAAAGATAAGATTCGAGATTCAGTAATTCAGACCAATCTAGAAAGATATGGTGTTACATCTACGACTCAGATTCCTGAAATTAGAGCAAAGCAAGTTGAAACTTTAATTTCTCATTATGGTGTAGAGAACCCAATGGATGATCCTGAGTTAAGACAGATTAGTAGTGAACGTCGTGATGAAGCCATACAAGATAAGTATGGTGTTTCTAATATCACTAATCTTCCAGAATTTGCTCAAAAAGCTAATGAAGGTAAGCAAAAAACTTTATTAGAGAAATATGGAGTTACAAGTGTTTCTCAAATTCCTGAAGTTAAACAACGACAAGTTGCTACATTTGTTGAAACAATGGTTGATACTTATGGAGTTAAACATCCGTATCAAATAGAAAGAATTAGACAAAAAGCCATTAAGAAATTACGTTCTGGAAAGATTAATAAGCCTGAACAGCTAATTTTATCTTTGTTCTCAGATAAGTTGCAATATAATCCTTTGGGAACAGGATCTTTTATTCAAATAGGAAGGAAACGTAGATTTCCCGATTTCTTTGTGTTACCAATTGAGAGCAAGAAGATTGTTGAACATCTTGGTTCCTATTGGCATGGAGAAAAGAGATTGAAGGTTTCTCCTGAGAAACATGCAGAGAGTTTAATAAATGAATATAAGAGTGTTGGTTATAATTGTTTGATTATTTGGGAAGATGAATTAAAGAATCTAGAAGAAGTAAAAATTAAAATTCAAAACTTCATTAGTAAACCGTAGAGACTATACGTTTCACAGATTTCCAATCTGAAGATATAGTCCGAACATATTAGAGATAATATGAGTGGAGCAGAAATGTGTCCACCTTTTATTTAAAAATAAAAGTAACATACCAGTACAAAAAATCGCCCAACAGATGTTGAGTCCCCTAAGGCGAGAACTTCTGTATGAAGGCCGCATTCGCCAACTCTTCCAGACCTATAAACTAGCTCTCGGAGAGGAAGCAGTGTTCGACGCTGATGTTGATGTACCAGCCGCAAGCATCTCAGTCGAAGGTCTTCCACAACAGCTCGAAGTTCTAGCAGATCGTATTCGTGTAGAAACGTCACCTATTTCTACTCGTCCCATGATCCGATGGAATGAATCGAACTTCCGCAAATATGACGTTCTAAACAGGACACAGGAACGTGCAAAAGCATCAATCATGCTACAGGAAGATACTCGTGGTTACAACCTGATTAACTTTGCCTCTGGCCTAAATAATCAGACACCCGCAGCATCTCTTGCTGGTACGACTGCTGCAACAAATAACCCATCAGTTATTCCTAACGGTTCAACTGGTTTGTCCATGTATACCTTGGCTACCGCAATCGTAACCCTCAGCTCCAAGCTGTTGGTTGCCAGCAAGCTATATATCAATCCAATTACTCGCAGAGACTTGCTGTTGTTTAACAATGCTCCAGCAGGTAATGGTGGGCTTGGAATCTTCGCTCCTAACTTCCAGGATACAGCTCTAAAGGCTGGTCGCGTAGGTGGAATTATGGGCGTTGACGTTCTAGAGTCTGTCGTTGTTCCAACCTCAGCCTGTTTCGTCTTGGCACCAGCCGATTACCTCGGCGTGTTGGCAATTCGTACAGATCTGTCAGTTGAAACTATGAAAGATGTTAACAAAATGGCAGATATTTTTGCTATCTGGGAAGACTTGGGCTTTTTGATCCGCTACGCAAAGGGAATCGTAAAAGTCACACTTCCATAAGTAAAGGTTTGTTAATACATAGAGAGGGTCAGCAATGGCCCTCTTTAGTGTATTAATAAAAAGTCTTGACAAATATGTTAAGGTGTGATATACTAATAGATATGAATTCTGGTATTTATTCTATTGTTAATGTTGATAACGGTTTTAGATATGTTGGTTCTTCATCTGTATTAACACGAAGATGGAGTCATCACAAATCTATGTTAAATGGTAGACAGCATCATTCAGATAGATTACAAATTGCTTGGAATTTATTTGGATCTGACAAATTTGAATTTTCCATATTAGAATTAGTTTCTGATGAATCTCAATTAAAAGTCAGAGAACAGTATTGGATTAATTTTTACGATGCAGCTAATCCAGAGAAAGGCTATAATGTAGAAAATGATGCTGTAAGACATACTCATTCTAAAGAAACTAGAGAGAAAATAAGTAAAAGTAATAAATCTCTGAAACGAAAGTATGTTCCTACACCTGAAACTATTGAAAGACTTAAAGTATCACATTTAGGTCAATTAGCTTGGAATGAAGGTTTAAAAATTCCCAGAATTAAAAGAATTTGTCCTGAATGTAAAAAGGAATTTGAATTAAAATATCTTTCAGATCCCAAGAAATTTTGTAGCACAAATTGCAGTAATGAAAGTAGAAAGAAATTAATTGATCTTATATGTCCCATTTGTAAAAGTACTTTTCAAAGACGACCTTCAGAAATAGATACTTATTGTAGTAGGAATTGCTATTATGTGTCCATGAAAGGTAATAAGAATTGGGCTGGAAAATAGCCCTTGACAAAATCTTCTTTATATGGTATACTTATCTTGTATAATAAATTAAAGGAGATTTTTACAATGCCAAAACAATATTCTCAAGATAAAGATTTACCTAGTGATAGTAATTTTGATGACTTTTCTCTATATTCCGATTTAGATAATGTAAAGAAGAGAGAAGCTAATGTAGCTTTATATGAAGCTATTATAAATTTGTGGGAAGTGGCTGATAAATATCAAGATATGGGTGCTTGTGATACTGGATCTAGGGAATCAATTATAGCACGAGTTTATGATTTACAGTGGTCCTATAATTTTAATCAGATAAAAGCAGCCTTAGAAAAAGAAAAGAAAGATTCGGTATAGATATGAAAAAACAAAAAGTTTATACCCTCTATAAAGTACAAGAAGAAGCTCCTAAACGAAGGGAAAACCATAAACCTTATATTTGGCACAGTCTTTTAGGCGGGTGGGTAACACAGAAACAATTAAATGAATGGCTAGATAATAAGACAAAAAATTTAGAAAATTGGAAATGAAGTTTGTTTAGTGGGCTCTTGGTGATAATGGGAGCATTCCACACCTGCAATGTGGAGGTATGAGTTCGATTCTCGTAGGGTCCACCAAACAAATTTCAACCAGCCCTAATTCAATCGATTTAGGGTAGATCCATAGAAGAATATGGATCTTTACAATTTCGCAGCTTAGTGAAATGGGATCACGAGAGATTCATAACCTCTAGAGCACGTTCGATTCGTGGGCTGCAACCATTTGTAGTATTTATAAGATAAAGCACCGATTATTTAGATTGTACTAGGTGGAGAGGCAATTTAAAAAACTACGGACTTTTAACATACTCCACCACGATTTGTAGTTTAGTTGAAGTCCTATAAGGCTACAAAATAGAAGTATAAAGATGTGTGCAATAAGTCCTTATGGGGCTTTGCACGAATTTCGTATCCTCACCTAAACACGCCTCGTATAGAATTGTAAAATTCGAGTTGTATTAGATAAGAGTACACAAAAATATTGTTATTAAGGAGTTACACATGGCAACATACATTCGTTCTGTTAGAAATAATCGTCCCAATACAGTCTACCTTCGTGTTCCAGGATTTGATCCATTAAATCCTCTTTTCATTGCTTCAGAGGTAACAGTAGATCTTCTTTCAGTGACTACTGCAGACACATTGGCTGCAATGCAGAGATATTTAGCTGCTTTAGTTGCTGCTGGTGAACTTACTGTAACTGCAACAATTGATTCCGCTGCATTGTACCTTCCAGTTCCTTCTGTTTCAAGTTCAGTTAATGCTATTGCAGTAGCTTCTGATGTAACAGATGCTGTACTCTTTACTCCTGCAGCTACGGGTATGTATAGTGTTTCAGTTTATGCCGTTTGTACTGCCTCTGCTACTGGTGGAGATGTTGCCCCTACGCTTCTTGTTGGTTGGACAGATGAAACTGGGTTCAATCAGAATTATGTTGCAACACCATTAGGCGCAAATGCAACGTTAATTACTTATGAAGTATTCCCTGTCTGGGATATTGCAGGTAATCCAATTGTTTATACTCTTCAAGGTGGAGTTTATGGTACTTTAAGATATAACTTGCATTTTGTGGTTGAGCAATTATAAAATAATAATGTATTGAAAAGATTCTTATTTGTTAAATTTAGACAAACTCTGATTCGAATATACTAGATTAGAATTGAAAAATTAAATTCTAAGGAGAATAAAAATGCCTTCTATCAATCCTGTACCTACAGTTACATCAGTAAGTCCTACATCTGTAACTGGTAATTCAGCCGTTACATTAGTAATTACTGGGACAAATTTTGTACCTAAATCCTTAGTTCATTTTAATGTGTTAAATGGTTCATCCTATACTTTAAAACCGACTTATGTAAGTTCTACACAATTAACAGCTGTTGTTCCTGCTGCTGATACAAAAATAGCTGGTAATTGTAATGTGCTTGTATACAATCCTCTTCCAAAA